GATAAAACCATCAAGGATAATCAACATGCGAAAGAAGGCTGGTGCTTGGTTCATGCTAATGGACTCTTTCAGTTCGTTTGCGTTAAGCGGATTTTTTCTAGCTCTCGGTGTATTTACATTAATCTGGGCTGGAATATTAGGGGTTTGGTGGATGATAATGTCATGCCTAAACCTCTTACATGGCAAGCTACTTTCGTGTTTTCTCCAAGAATAAGCGGGTTTTTATCATGACGACTTGGACACTATCGGAATTACAAGCCAATGAATTGGTAAACCAACCTGAGCCTATTGGCGATCCAAAACCGCATGATTGCCCAGCCGTAATTGTTGACAGTGGTGCGAGCGTCGAACCAATTCCTTTTTGGGGACTCATTGACTTTGGAGCAAACAATGGATGAGAAAGAAATAGCCAAGCTGCAAGAGCGTTTGGCTAAAGCATTAGCCGATGTCGACTATTGGCATCTTATGTACGATAAGCTGATTAAACATATTGACCATCAAAACAGCTATGTACGTCATTTAGAGCAACAAGTTTGGGGAGGGAAAACATTTTGAGTCATTTTGAACCTAATAACCCTCGTGTAGAAGTGATGGAATACGACCCTGTTGACGCGCAAAAATCTATTTTAGCAATTGCAGAAGCTTTAGCTAATAAAGATGGTATTGGTGACGTAAATAGTACTGCCAAAGGTTCAGGCGCCCGGTACAACACAGGCAAACCTGACTTTAGTTTAATTCCGCTATGCACTTTGGAAGATGAAGCTAGAGTCTGGGCATATGGTGAAAAGAAATATGCCGCATGGAATTGGGCTAAAGGCATGGATTGGTCGGTACCGTTCGCATGCGCTATGCGCCATTTATCTAAGTGGCAAGCCGGTGAGGAAAACGATGAAGAATCTGGTTTACCGCACCTTGCTCATGCCATGTGCAACTTGCGTATGCTTACACTTTACGCCAAAACTTATCCAGAAGGCGATGATCGCCCACCTAAAGAGCTAATGCCATGAGCTATATTGTGTTTGACGAAAACGATCAGCCTATGCGAATTGCTGCAAGGCGTGAAGAAGCCATCGCTATTTGCTCATTGCGTAAAGGTTGGTGGTTTAAATATATGCGGGCAAAGAAAGCCGAAGAATATAAATTTGAGGATGCTTTGATATGAGTCAAACTAAATTAGGTTCATTTATCGAGGCATGGGTGAATGTACTGATAGGGTTTACCATTAATTACATCGCCAATTTGTTGATATTCCCGCTGTTTGGCTTTCACATTAGTCTGTTAGCTAACTTCTATATGGGTCTGCTATACACTGTCATCTCAGTAATTCGTAGCTATGCTGTTAGGCGTTGGTTCAATGCTCGTATCCATAAGCTATTAGCTAACATATGACGCCTTGGCTAATTGTCGTTACAGGGCTAATTTACGCTTATATTTTTGTAGAAAACCTATTTAAAGGCGACTACGGTTTGGCTTTTATGTACGCGGGCTATGCTTTTGCCAATTATGGAGCGTACTTGCTAGCTACAAAATAATGTTTTATAATTATTGCATTGCAACATAAATAGGAGATTGCTATGTTTGATTTTGAAAAACCATTTAAACAATATGAAGAGTTGGTAGAGCGCGTCAGACAAGTAAATGAGTTCTGGTTACAGTCAACTTTGTCTACTATTAAAGAGTTCTTTAAAATAGTAAAAACTAAATAAAGTTAGTTTTAATACCTAAAGGTTCCAATTTGGAACCTTTTTTCATACTTATAGGTATGAAAAAGATATACAAATATCGGACAACAATGTCCTATTTTTGCATGATTTTTTATTGAAATTTCATGCACTTACAAGCGTTTTTAAAATAGGTCAGCTACATAAGAAAAAGTTTCCCTAACGGGAAGAATTGATGAAAAAGTGTGCAAAAGTAGAAAAATATTCCCAAACGGGGTATTTTGTAAGAAAAAGTGTTAACACACTGTATGTTAACAATAATAAAAGTATGTTAAATGACTCATTAATAAGGCTTTAAGCTATTTAAGGACTCATTAATAAGTCAACAAATGTGTAGTTAGTTACACATTTTATGTACAAAATGTCAACAAAAACGTACATATATCGACAATATGTCTACAAAGTTGCAAATTTTGTACTTATAGGTTGTAAGTTTTAATAGGTTCGTGGCTTTTTAAATCGACATTACAAGCCCACTTCACGGCTTCTTCGGGTGTTAGCCCCATCCGCATGCAAACTTCCGCAGCCATAGCCCCTGAGCCAATAGCCATAAAGGTTTTAGCTCTTTCCCATTCAAGATCTTCACCGCAGTAAAAAAGACCTTCTTTGGTCAATTTTATGAAAGAACTATCCGGTTTTAATTTTGGCTTAACTTTGCTTTTCTTGTTGATGTATTCAACAACTTTTTCGCAATCACTCCAATTGCCCGCAACTCCTAGCCATCCGCCATCGATTTGGACGACTTTTTCTTCAAAGTATTTGATACCAGTATCTTCATCTGAAAATTGACTGTCTGAAACCAACACTTTAGTAGCCCAATCACCAACGATAGTAGTCATGTTTACACCCTGTGAATTTCTCCGCGGAACTCGTACTCGCCGTTTTGCTCATCGCTGACCATTATCAGCTCTGGCATTAACATTCTACCTTGGTCAAAAGACAGTATCACAAATCCTGACCGCCAATCAAGGGGATTATCTTCCACATACTCGAAGGTGGGGGACATAGGATCCGCTAGGCACCCGGTCTGGACGCCAAAAAAGTTGCCTTGATAGTTACTGATTGGGCTAACACAGAGAACGTGCGTATGCCCCGTAATAATGTTTGTGTTGCCCGCCGCCATGAGATTGCTGTATCCAGCCGCGCGCCCACCCTTAAACCTATGTTTTATAACGGTATTTTCTCCAACCCAGAAGCTCCAGCAGGTTTCCCATTCAGGAAAGTGGAATTTAAGGCTAAAGCCATCTACGCCGCTATATTCTGGCACCTTGTTTACTAGCCAGCTTTCGTAGCGCATATCATGGTTGCCTAGCGTCCATATTAGCCGACAGCCCGCAGGTCTATGCTTAACGATCTCATCTAGGTGCTGACGGCAATACTCTAGTTCTTGCAGAACGGTAGGCTTGGCATCGTAATTAATTGACGGGAATCGGCTCAAAACCTGTCCATCGAAGGCGTCGCCGTTGCAGACGATGACTTCTGGCTTGAACTTCTTAATCATCTTTAAAAGGGCTTTAAACGCGGTTGTAGTGGTATCAGTAAAATGGGCGTCTGAAAACACAATAACGCGCTTAACCTTGTCAACGTCTATACCCCTTCGGACGTTATGGGCTGCTTGTTCTACTTTTTTGAGTGGGGGCTTCTTTTCATCCCGTTGAGAATTGCTGGTAGGAAGTTCTATCTTGTATCGAATTTCGATATTTCGTCGCCGGGTCATAGCACTTCTAGGGTTTATACCTAGTTCTTTTCCTACAAGGGTAGGGGAGCCTAGTTTTTTCCACAACGCAATAAAATCTTCATCGGAACACCCGGGCGTAAACGGCATAGCAATCCTTATGACAGTAGTGCGAATAGTAATCGAACTACATGTAAATTCAATGACTTATAAGTTTTTTCCAGCTATTTTTCTAATTTTTTGTTCCATTTCCCAATCTTCACGACATTCTGCGGAACAGAACCTGCCTTCTGGAATAATTTCATTACAACATAAACAATGACCGGTGTAGGGGTGCTTCTTTTCATTACGAATAGCTTTTATGGCTAAGTCACGATGTAACGCTTCCATGTCAGACGCCTCGTCAAAAAAATCTGCACTCATGCTATACCCGAAATAAATTCTTGCGCTTCCGCATGCCTACGGCGCAACAAACCCGCCATGTGCTTTCCAGCAGCCATATCCCATTTTTCAAACTCATGAGCAGCGCCATCAAAATCACCCGCGTTAATCTTTTTTAACAGCGTGGAATTATTAAAATTGCCCGCGCCGCAGTTAAACGTAAAATCTACAAGGGCGTCAAATTCAGGCTGCGTAATGTCTTTAGTTACTTTGGCGTTAACATCCGCTGCGGCTTTTTGAATATCTTTCAAGAGCAGCGCTTCGGCTTGTTCTTGAGTAATGGTCAATCCGGGGTGAACATCCGCGCCCGTATGCCCATAGCCGATAGTCCACGGATCACCGCCAGTAGCTGGATCAGGATAGGCTGTTAGCTTACAGCCCTCAAACTGCTCCGTAAGATGTAAGCCATCTTTAGAGTATTCCATTATTGAACTCCAATTTGAGCGTTAATCCAAGCCTTTAATTCTTCGAGCTGGAGGGTTGTTTCTGTACATCGTTCAGCAAGTTGATTGTAGGCGGCTCTTTCATTAGTGATGCTGGAGGTTGTGGAAATGCCGGACACGGAGCTGCTACCATTTGGTTGGCGCACCCCGTTAGCATAATACTGACGCACAAGAGCCAGTTTCGCATCATACTCATTTGAAATCCCCTTAGTTACTAATTCGTGCTGTTTTTGGATCGATTCGACTTCCGCTTTTTGTTTATCTGCCGCGATCTGTACTTCTCGCTTATATGCCTCAAAACGATTATGCTCAACGTAACCGTAAAAGCACCCAGATAAAAGAATAACACCCACGATAATTTTGACATAAGTTATCGCCGATAACGGAAACATTATTGCGGCTCCGTGTCTTTTTTCATCATAACGCTTGCGCCACCAGCTCCAGAAACAATGCCTAAAGCTTCAGCAAGTTCTCGAAGGCTAACTTGCCCATTAACAACTTCAAACGCTGCAACGCCAATGATGGCTAAAATGCCAAGTAGCCAGCTCACCCTACCAATATCGTAAGTCTGGTTATCTTTTCCAGTAAGAAGCTGTCTTAAAACATCTTTCATTTTTTCTTAGTTGTTGTCTTTTTAGCTACTTTTGTAGCAGTTTTGGCAACAGTTTTTTTGGCTGTGGGCTTACGGGTAGTAGCTTTTTTTACCAATTCTTTTTTAATTGGCAATTCCACAGGGAAAGGAGGAAGGGTGGTTTCTACAGGCTTTTTACGGAGGAGAGCACAAATTTTTGCAAACATTATTTATCAGCCTTTGTATCAAGTTTCGCCATGATTAAGTCTAGCGTATGCTCCATTCTAGCTAATCTTTGATCTAAATCGGTTTTTTTAACGTATTCGTTGGGAAGCATGACTTCTAATTGCTTCATGTCCTTGGCAAGCTGGGCTTGAGCATCGCTGACTTCTTTTTGGCTACGAGATATACTATTTGTCCACCAGCCAATAAGACCGCTGATAAACATATACGCTAGGGTAATTGCCGCAATTATTGATTCCCAAGACATAGTTTACCCCTCTGTTTTAAACGCTTAAAAGTTACAGAAATTTTAACACTTCTTGAGGTTTTACAAAAGCCTCTGAATTATGAGGTGTAAAGTCCCACCAAAGAAATTGATTCGACGCCAAGTATTTACGGTCTTTTAGTAAATTAATGTTTTCAGGGTGTCCAAAAATGTTTGGATCTGACACTGACCAAAGCACTATCCCCGGCTTACCTTCGCCCCAAGCTAAATGCTGAAAGAAACTATCGATGCCAATCCATGTATTGCACTCTTTAATGAGCTGACGCAGTTGCGGCATGGTTAGCCCTTTTCTAAAATCCTCGACAAGTTGCTTTTCACCTTCTAAACCAATCTGAACAACATGTTTAGTTTTTTGCAATTCGTATACAAGTTCTTCCCAATATGGATAGTTTTTAGGGTTTTCTCCGCCCTTGACTAAAGGCTTGGCAAAAGGATGTATCAAGATCATAGGTAGAGCTTTCTATAAGCATTTTCTAAACTATCAGTCCACTTCCATTGATCCATTTTGGCGTAGATATTCCAAGGCTCAATACTGCCAAAAAGATGTTGAGCTTCAGCTATTGGTCGCCCGGGAACCACTTCAGGGTAGCATGTAAAAATTTCAGGGCGAGGGATTGAAGGCAATACATGACTAAATACAATGTGGTCGCCAAGCCCGCCATTAAGTACCACAATGGTTTTATCACGATATTGGAGAATATTCCTAAAAATAAACTCGTCATGGTCATACATTTCTTTTTTGTTTTCAGCACGAATACCGCCTTGAGGGTTCTTTAAATGCCAAGAAGTTGCGTAAGGTACGGTTAGTAGCTTATAGCCTTTTTGGTGTAATCCATAAGTAAAAAGTGTTTCTTCTCTATGGGCTACTCGGGATAACCCTAGATTGTAGTCACAGACACCAGCGCGGTATAAAAATGAGCAATGCAGGTGCTCAACTTGTTTTACGCCTTTTATAAAGTCCCATTGAATATTCGGTTCTGAATCGATGTTATCGATTAGACCCGTAGACTTTGAAGCATTGATTGGCTGCCCTGTGATGATAGCTCCACCCACAGCCCCTAGCTGAGGGATCTGAGCAGCGTAGCTATACAGACTCTGTAATACTGTTGGCTCTGGGATGCAATCATCATCAACGCGCCAAACCCACTCATAACCCATCTTGTTAGTCATTTGATGAATATGATGTTGCCCTTTCTTTTCAGCAAATAGCCATTCCCATTTAAGACCTTTTATGTCCATAATCTGAAAAAAATGTTGATATATAGGGTTTACCCTCATATCTTCAGGTTCATCATTATCATCAAAAATTACCAGCTTATCTGGCAATCTAGTTTGATTAATAATGGCTTCTAAAACCAAAGGGAGCGTTGTATGATAACGCCCCCTTGTAGCTACAGAACATAAAATTTTACTCATTTGTCCACCGGCAAATCATTAAATTAAGATGATTATGTTCATTCAAAGGATCTGGTTGATCTTTAATTTGTCCAAATTCAT